ACCAACGCATGGGTGACGATCGGCACGCTGCGCGCCGAACTGGTGAACCTCGCGGCGGTTTTGAGCGGTGCGCCGTTTGGCGCAGTCGAGACCACGGGCGTGATGTTCCGCACGCGCTACATGGCGGGGCTCGGAACGGCCGATCGGATCATCTTTGAGGGCAATTGTTACAAGATCACGTCTGTTGCCGAGATCGGCCGGCGCCGTGGCCTAGAAATCAAGGTTGAGCGCCAGAAGTGAAAGGCCGCAAACCCTCAAATATTGTGGGCGGCGCGCGCCCCGTGCGCACCGTGCCGAACGCGCCAAGCTGGCTACCGAAAGATGCGCGCGCCGAGTGGCGCCGTGTGATGCCGGCGCTTGTCGAGCGCCGCACCCTTGATGTTGCCGATCTCGGCAACTTCGAAAACTACTGCATTGCGCAAGGCGTGGTGCGGGAATGCAGCCTCGAGCTGGCGGCACCCGGCCTCGATCTCGAGGCGCGCGCCAAGCTGTTCCGTGTTCAGGATAAGGCGATGCAGACCGCGCGCCAGCTCGCCGCACTGTTCGGCCTCACGCCGGTTGATCGCTCGCGGCCGACGATCCCGAGTGGCAATGATGACGGCGAGCTGGACTTCCTCGGATGAAGCCGGCCGCGACATATCCGCGTTGGCTGTTCGATGACTCGCCGATCCCCGATCCGCTCGGGCATGGCGAACGCGCGGTGCGCTTCGCGCGCAGCCTCAAGCATCCAAAGAGCGGCTTGCCCGGCACCGCGTTCCAGCTTGATCGTTGGATGGAGCGCTTGCTGCGCAAGCTCTACGGCGCTCGCAACCCTGATGGCACGCGCCAGTATCGCACGCTTTTTGCGATGATTCCGCGCGGCAACCGCAAGACCACGCTCGGCGCGATCTTGTCGCTGCTTCACTCGATCGGACCCGAGCGCTTCGCCGGCTCGCAGATCGTGCTGGCTGCCGCCGATCAGAAGCAGGCGAAGATCGCGCTCGCCGAGTGCTGCGATATCATTCGCGCCGATAGACGCCTCACCCCGCTGGTTAAGATCAGCGACTATCGCAATCGCTTCCACGATCGCCGGCCGTTCGCACAGCGCGGCGGCAGCGTGGTTGAGGCGGTATCAGCCGATGGCAAAACACAGCACGGCCGCACGCCATCGTTTGTGCTCGCCGATGAGCTTCATGCCTGGCCCAAGCGTGACCTGTGGGAAGCGCTGCGCACCGGCTTGGTGAAGACTCCCGGTTCGCTGCTGGCGATCGTCACCACGGCTGGCCGTGGTCAAGACAACATCGCGTTCGAGCAATACGACTACGCCCGGCGTGTTGCGACCGGTGAAATCGAGGATCCCGCGCTGCTGCCCGTGATCTTCGAACCGCCCGGCGATGCTGACTGGCAGAGCGAAGACCTTTGGCGGTTGATGAACCCCGGCCTCTCGTGCTCGCCGCCCTATCCGGATATGGCCGGCCTGCGGCAGTTCGCCCGTGAGGCTGCCAGCCGTCCCGCCGAGGCCGAAAGCTTTCGGCAGTTCAACCTCAACTTTTGGGCGGCGCACTCGCGCGCGCCGCTGTTCGATATGGCGACCTATGACGCCCTGGTGCATGAGATTGATGACGCCGAGCTGATCGAGCTGCCCTGCTATGTCGGTATCGACCTCGCGTTGAACGGCGACCTTACCGCCATCGTTGCGGCGTGGCGCCACGATGATGGCGCCATCACAATCAAGCCGTGGTTCTTCCTGCCCGATGATGGATTGGACGAACGGGCATTGCGAGATGGCGTGCCATACGTCGATTGGCAGCGGCAAGGTTTCCTGCGCACAACGCCGGGGCCCGTGACCGATCTCGACATGGTCGAGGACTTCCTGCGCGAGCTGTGTGCCAGCTACAGCGTGAAAGAGCTGCTGTTTG